TTCGATCCATGCGAAGCGTCCGACGGTCACGCCGTTTGGTCCGGCGATAAGGCCGCCCTCACTGGCGTACGCGGAGGCGCGGGGGTTCGCGGATGCGAAATCGCCCTCGACTCCAATCGGGTTCTGATTGTTGATGGTTGTCTGAAAAGGCATATGGGTGTATCTCCTGAGAACTAACTGCGTTGCTGCGACTGCGGGGCTTGAGAGGTTTGCGCCTTACAGATGGCTAAAGCGGGCTGCGTTGGGGAACATGACGGCGGCGGATGCGTGATCCATCGCGACGGCGGCGGGGGCGGCGGAGCGGTTGGTTGCGGCGAGATTGTAGATTGCGCGGAGAGAAGCAACGCCGGTCACGCCTTGATGCGGAACCTTCATTTCATCCAACGCAAATTCGTAAATCTCTTCTGCGGAGTCCTGCGCTACAACATCTCCAACAACCGGACGAACGAGACGCTTTGCTTCGTCAGCATCGCGGAGTCCCTGACGCATGTTCGCAATCTTCGCGTCCATCGCCTTTTCGGACTTCTCCTCATCCTTGGCCTTGTCCTTAGCGGCTTTGTCCTTCGCCGCCTTGTCCTTGGCTGCCTTTTTCTTCTCGTCTTCGTCGTCCTCTTCCTCATCCTCGGCGGCGTCGTCGTCCTCTTCGTCCTCAGCGCCTTCCTTGTCCTTCGGCTTCTCTTCCTTCTCTTCATCAAGAGCCATCAGAGCGGCAACAGTCTTAGCCACTTTGTCAGGGTCAAGTGCAGAGTCCAGCGCGATAATTTTCTTCGCGTCAACGGGGTTTTTCTTGGAAGCCTTGCCGACCAAACCGGCAAGCGCGGAGTCCGCTGCGAGCGTGGGGCTCATTCCTCCAAGAGTCAGAAAAAGGGCTTTGCCCAGTTTGGTCATTTTCATGGTTATGTCCTCGTCTGCTGCTATACAATCACTGCCTGCCCTCCCCGCCTCTACAAGCGCGAGATGGTTACAAACAATCTCGGTCATAATTCCGTCGTATTCGAGCCCCTGCCAGATGCCGGGGGTCATTACCGGAACGTAGCGATACGCGCATGAAAGCTCGCGCACGCGGTTTGATTCAATGTCTGCGATCGCCTCCGCATCCCAAAAGCAAAGGTCCGCGTCGAGATATGGGTCGTTGAAGACGACGTTTGAGCCGATCGCGCCAACGATGTTTTGTTTCTCAGGCTCCGCTGCACTGATGATGATGTGCTTCCCGAGAATTTGCTTGCGCTCAAACGTGTGCGCGCCCTTCGCCAGTTCGTCAGGATGACGGAGCATCCGGTAAACCTTGTCAGGGTCCAAGCCCAACTTCGCGCAACCGGGTATCTCATGGCCGTAGTAGGGGTTTACCGTCGCCTTGCTGATGTGAGAAACGGCGATGTGAAGCTGACCGTCCGCGTCTTTTGTGCGGGCGGAGGAAGCGTCAAAAGCAAGTCTCACGGTAAGCGGCATACTCACGCAATAATTACCTCAAACAAATTATGCTGCAACTCAACTTTATTCTTGACAGGTTACTAGTGACATGGCATTATCTAAATCAGGCAGTACAAACCTAGTACCGAAAGAGAGAAATCAAATGTCCCCCAAATTCGTTATCGCCCTCGTAATCATCGTTTTCTTCGTTGCCACCATCGCTACCGCCGCCGCTGCTATGGTTCACCCCTAGCCCGAACTTATTGCCCGTCGCGCTCTAAAACGGTAAGACAGAGCGCGACGTGCAGCGGCAATTTATCAACTCCCCCGGCTGTATGAATTTCCCCTCAGCACTGTCCCACATCCCCTCAGCTACCTTGAAGCGCGTTCCGTTCATCGCGACGTGCGTCGGACGCGGAACCTTCCCCGCGTGCGAGTGCATCCAAACGGCCTCGGTAATGCCAAGCTCCAACCGGCGAGTCCTAATCACAACCCCGTTAGCTTTGTTGGTTTGATCGCGCGAGATGAGGGCCGCCCTGTGCGCCGCCTTCGGATAAAGCGCCTTGAGTGCCGTCGTCATCTGACCTAGATCATGCCCCGCCGTAAACGAGCGCATGGCGATCCCCTCGACTTGCTGCAGGTACTCCGCCGGAATCGACTTGATGAGGCTGACATTCTCCGTCAGCGTCGCCTCGTACATCTCGCGCATGGCCGGGGTCAATTCAAATTTGACGGTCCAACCTGCATCTTTCAGAGCTTGCCGCATCGCGGAGTCAGTCGCCTTGAAGGTTGAGCGTACGTACGCCTCAGCGATCTTGGGGGCGTGTTCATCGAAGCGGGCTATCCATCTATCCCAAAGCTGTTGCATTCGCTTGCGTAGCCCCTTGAGGCTCGGCTTCGCGTCTTGTGCGAGATGGGCCGGGGGAGCGTACGCAGTCCGTAGCTCAGACAAAACGCTCCGATGCATTTCTGCAATCAGAGCGTCGAGTCTCTTCCGGTATAAAGCCGCTATGCCCGCGTTGCCGTGAACGGCTCGCGAATAAGCGAATTTTGCAGGCTTCACAGTGCTGTCTCTGTCCAACTGCTCAGCACGGGGGCCGCGCCGCCATCGATGAATGCCACTGTTGCCGAGAAAGTAGCCCCCGGCGGAACGATGAACGTAATCCCGGCCACGCCTGCACAACGATTCCAAATACCGTTACCGTATCCAGCAACCCCCGCGACCGTATACGTTATCTGAGAGTCAGCCCCGGTACAGGCTCCCGAACTCGTCATGCCTACCTCTTCCTCAACGGGAACGGAAAGAGCATTCGTGTAAGTCGTACCTGAGACGTAGACGCTCCCGCCCGCGCAGGAGGTCGTCATGCAATTCTTTCGGGAGCCTAAAATCAGACTCATGCAATTAGCGTTACCGTTCGCCGCAATCCCGGTCGCAATAGGCGTCGCGCCGCCGCACTGAGACGGCGTAACAGCGAGAGCGGTCGCAGTGGGAGCCGCTGAGCAGTCTCCGTAAACGGTTCCGCTTCCACAAAGAACGTGATTGACGGGGGCCGCGCCGTTCACTTGGAATCCAGTTATGGCGTTGCAGATGGAGAAAAAGCCGGGGACTTGAGCCCGCGCCACTACCGCGACGCAAAGGAGCGCCATCGCGAGGTATACAATCCACGCTTTACTTTTTGTCGTTTTCATCGTTGTCTCCGTCTCCATCATCATTCCCCTCGTCCGGGGGTTCTGGTAGTGCTGACGGGTCAAGGTTCAACCCGTCGTAACCGCTCTCAGGGTCACGCGCCAACCGCTCGCGCTCTTCCTCCGGCGCAATCACTCCCCGGTCAATCAGCGTCCCCGCCGTCGTTGCGTTAGCCGTGCGAACGTCCGCGAGTTCCTTCGCGCTCAACTGATACAGCGGTACGAAATCGAAAGTGATATCCGGGTCGATTTCTCCGTACATCGTGAGTTGCAGAATGTCGATAACCATCGCAATCAGCTTTCGCCAAAGCTCCTGTTGTGCGGCGATCCAATCGTAAAAGACGCGAATCTCACCCTCACTTGAGGCGTTGAGTCCCTTGGGGGAGATACCCGTAAGGATGACAGCGGGAATGCGGCTAACCGCGCACATGTGCTCCTGAGCTTGAGCCTGAAGGTCACTCAGGCCGGAGAGAGGAGTATTTACTTGCAATATTTCCTCTTTCTCTTTATCGATGAGCATCAGCCCTTTGTTATCGCGGCCTTCGATGAAGAGCTTCGCGCGCTCAAAGAGATTGCTCCCGTCGTCTCCGTCAGAAAGTACAGCCTCCATCGCCGTTTTCAGAATGGTGATGCTGAAATTGCTGATGAGGTCGGACACGCTCTGACGAGTGCGGAGCCAATTCTCAACGTACGGCTCCGCGAGTTGGCTCAAGCTCATCCCGGCGAAGTTGAATGCGGGCTTGAGCATATCCGAGACGGGCCGCGTGACGATCGTCCGCAGGCGCGTTGAGTCAACCTTGCGGCCAAGCATGAACCATGCGGGCGGCTTATAGAAATCGTCCTGAGTGGGGTCGGAGGCGTTATAACTGACCGGCGTTGTCCACATCGCCTCGATAGCGCGGACGGTAAATTTGTCGCCCTTTCTGACCGTCTTCGGAGAGACAATCAGCGGAGTGTCTGCTTTCTGACCTCTAATGTTGATGAAGAGTTGAGCGCGCCCATAGAAGCAATCATGTTCGATCAACGTACGAACGATGTCGCGAAAGCCCATATCCTCAAGGGCTTGGGATAGCTCCGTAATCTTCCCCTTCGTGGCATCGCTCGCCGTCTCGGAGCCTTGCAACTTTATCCATTCGCGCGTCATCTCCGTACTAAAAGACGTAGCTAACTGGCGAAACTCCGCCCGCGTTGTGAGTGCGGCGAGATACGGGAAGCCGGGGAAGCCGACCATCGAACCGTAGAAGCCCGGTATCTGGATTGCCGGAAAATTCAGAAGATTGGAGTCCATCGCGAAAGCGGACTGACCGCCCTTCGGCAAGACTCCCGACATCGTGTTCGCCGCCCGAAAGTTCACGAGGGTAGTCTTTGCGGCGCGCTCCAACGGCTTTCGGGCCTTCGCGATCGCAGAGAGCAGGCCGCCTGTACGCTTCGGCTCAACGGGGGCAGTCTTAGCGGGCTCGCTCCGCTTGAAGCGTGCAATTATTGTGCTCAAGTATCCCATTACCGTAGACGCCTCATCGCGTTATTTATAGCACTCTGCGATATTTTCAGCCTGCTAAACACGGGATAGAGGCGACGGATCGCCTGAGTGTATCCGTCCACTTGGTCATCATGCGCGCCCGCCGGGAAGACGGTCATCTCAGCTACGAAGGCCTTCACCCAAGGGGCTATGTGCTCATGGGGGAGGAAGATGTTACGGGCCTCCCATACTGACGTAGTGGCATGGGCGCGCGATTCCTTCGACCCGTCCGGCTCAATCGGGATGAGCCCGTGAACCTCTTGCTTGAGGAAGTCAATTACAGCGGGGCCGTTCGCTTTGTCCTCAATCAAGACCTCGCGAATCTGAGGCCATTTCTTGCGCTGAGCAACAATCTCCCGTGCTGTCGCGGTGAAGCTCAACCGGGCGCGCACTTGGTCGAGTAGGTACGAGTTTGCTCCGGCCTTCCCCCAAACCTGACCAACAACGTAATCGGAACTTTCCTTATCCTTGAAAGTGCAGTCCCATGACGCAATAACTTTGTCGAATTTCTTCGGCAAATCCTTCGGCAAATAATACTGCACGAACTCATCCCTGAAGATGTTTCCGCCCATCGCCTTCGGGCTCTGCTGATACATCGCAGCCCACCAATAGTCAGAGAGGGTCGCTTTCGTCTCATAGAGCTTGTCTAGCGAGTGCAACTGCGGCACGAGCGCGCCCTCCGGTAAGTCGTTGCGATAGCCCGTCTCTTCAGGGAGATTGATCGCCGGGAAGCGTAGATGCGTGAGGCGCGGGGAGCCCGCGAACATCTCCAAGATTCGCCCAACTAAATCGTCCATAGCCCATGAGGTAGCCATGATGACCTGCCCTGAGTTCTGCGAGAGGCGCGTTGTAAAGGTCGCCTG